TGGCACGGTTTTTGTTATGCGTGTGCGCCCGTGAAATTGTTTCACGTGGAACACTGACACACCGCAACACGAAATAAAATGTTTCACGTGGAACACATTGTTAAACAAAGTTAAAAGAATAATTTAACACAAAATAACACGCAAACCGATTGCAGATAAAATAAATGCGTACATTTGCATCGTGTTAAACAATTAAATACTTTATAAAAATGAAAACAACCGATTTAATTTTAGAAAATCAGAAAGTGTTAAACGCATTACAAGAAATGTTATTGCAAAGTAAGAAACACATTGAGTTTTTGGCGGCTGGTTCGCCCGATATTCGCATAAACCTTGAAAGCATTGCCGAAAGCCTGCAAACGGGCGTTGATATTTTGGAAAATCAAATCGTGTTTAACCGTGATACACGCAACAAATTCGCAAAAGAAGTCGCCCGCAAAAATCAAGCATACGACTTTATCGCCGCCGAAAAGTTAATCGGGCGTTTCAAAACCTTTTGCGAATGTTACCCGACAAACTTGTACATCGGTTTAACGGGCGTTGAAAAATTGCAGGACAAATAACAATCAGCAAGCGAAAAGAAAAGGCGGTAACAATCAGTTGCCGCCTTTCTTTTTGTCCTGCCTTGCAGTTACTCAATATAAACGCCGTCAGACAAAGCCGTGTATATCGTTTCCTGCTCTTCTGTCAGCATTTCGGCGGTGTGGATAGGTGTTACATCATCGAACACATTAAACCCTCTGAAATCGCCTAAAATGCCCGTTTGTCTGTCATTGTTTCGCCCGTTGCTTGCGCTTTCGTACCACTTGCAGTAAATGTAAGGTTCTAAACCGTAATATAACATTTCGTTCCAATCATCACCTCCCACGGTTTTAACTTGGGTACTTGGTGAAAGGTATATTATTTCGCTGCTTGGCTCTGTTTCCTCAACTTGAAATACAACGCCGTTGCAGGACAAAAGCGCAACCCCGTTGCCCGTTACCACGTTTATAACGTACTGCAAACCTATCGTTTTACCTGCATAATCTGTATTGAGGTTTACAAACCCTGCAAACGGCAAAAAGATTTGTATTTCGCTTTCGTAGTCGGTGTTGTCCTCATTGTGCGCTGGTACTACCGCCGTTCCGAAATCCAGCGTTATTTTGTCTTGCGCTGGCTGGTGGCAAGATACGCCCGTATTGTAGTTGCCGCATCGTATTACATCGGTGCTGCTTGCGCCTATGTTGGTGTAAATACGGCGTATCTTGTTCACGTATGCGCCCAAATCTATGTTTTCGTATATAGGTGCGCCCGTGCTTGGGTCTGTTCCCGTTTCTTTGAAAAACCGCTTTGCGCTAAATTCTGCCAACTCGTCAAGCGTTACCAAATACACGTTTATTGCGCCGTACTGCTCGCCGACTACCGCCACGGGAAACGCATCAGCATTTACGGCAAAGTTGCTTAAATCAGCGTCCAAAACCTTTGTACCCGTTGCCGTCCGTTTATCCTCTGAAACGGTCAAATTCATATATTGATAGTCCCCGTTTTCGTCCCGCCACGTTAATGTAGGTTTTTCATCATCGGGGTGAAATTCGGTGTTCGGGTTCGCTTTGATAGTTATGTTAAGCGTTTCGCCAAATTGCAGCCAATCGGGTATTGCAGGGTCGGCGTAACAATTCGTAAGGTTTACCGTAATGTGCGCCACATCTACAAACTTGCCCGTAAGCGTTACGGGTTCGGTCGGGTCTAAATCGGTTATCGTTACCTTTGCAAGGCTGTAATAACTCAAAACCTCGACTTGCATATCTACCGTTTTTTGTTGCCCGTCCGTGCTTTTGTAGCTTGCTTTCGGGTCTATAAAACGGTATCTTGGCGAATGATTGCTTTCAACGGTTATCGTTGCAACTTCACCGTCATACGTATGTTCTTCTTTTAGCGTGTTGGTTATGTTGTTCACCACGGTTATTTCGGGTGTTCCCTCGCTGGCGGTTGTACCCGTAAGCGTTACGCCGTCATCAACTTCGATTGCATCGCTTTCCCACGTTGCAGTTTTCCCGTCCTCTGTTATCGTCATATCGGCGGTTTCGGGGTCGCCGTAATCGCCCGTGTAACCGACTTGTGCGCTGGTTATCTTAAAACCCTCATTTGCGTTTACCGTTACCCTCGCTTGCCACGTTCCCAACTTTTCGCCCGTTGCGGTTGTGTTGGGTATTTCGTTTGTCACATCTAACTCATTATCTAAACGGGTGTTTCCCGTAACCTCGAAAGCCGTGTTTGCGTCCGTGTTATACACATACGCCCACACTTCCAAATTATAGGCATTTCGTGGGGTCAAAACAAGCGTTTGCGGTTGTCCGCTGGTGTCCGTGTATACGGCTGTAATATCGCCGTCAAACTTGTAACCCTTTTCGGCGTTTAGCTCCAAATACCAAAAATCGCCGTAACCGCTATCACCTTGCCACGCGCTGTTATCCGTGCTATGCGGTACTTTGTTTGTTACTGCCATATCCTTTTAATTTTCAGTTCCTTTTAATGTTACCATAATAATTCCGCCCGTTTCATTGAGTAAGCCCGTATTTGCAAACGGCACTTTCTCGAAATTCGGGGTGCGCCTGTAAACGGTATCACGGTTTGAAATATACGGGTCGGGGTTGTCGCTTTCAGATACACGCCCAGTTGCCGCCAAAATTTCGGTTTCGTAGGTTTTAAGTACGTCAATACGCAATACAAGTTCGTAGGCGTTGTTTCCCTCAAAACTTACCCTATCCACGAAATAATAACGCCCTAAATCGGGTATGTAACAATAATTGAAAGCAGGTCGGGGCTGCTTTCGTAGTGTTACGGTCGGGCGCAACACATCGAAAGTTTGCCGCAAATCACCCTCAATCGCCGTAAACTCGTCCAACTGCTTGTTTACCGTGTTCGGGTGTCCGTTGTATGAATAAAAGTTTATCGTTGTCATATCTGCAAGAAAAAAGGCGGTGCGGTGCGCTTTCACCTGCACCCACACCGCCCAAAGTTAAACAATCTAATACCTATTGAGTTACTCAATAAAGAATACTACAAAGTTTTCGTTTGTATCGTTGAAATATCCAGCGTCAAACTTGTAATAGTTGTTGAAAAACTCGGCTTTTGCGTTGTAGTTCGTTGTTACTCGTCTGTCAAGATTGCAAACGCCCAACGCATCACGGTCGAACATTACGCCCAACACGCCCGTAATTTCAACATCTTTGCCGCCGCTTTCCTTAACCTTAATGTGTCCCGTGCTGGCAAAGTCGTAGTTCTTTCCGCTGCCCTGCCAAAACGGTACGGTTTCGGCTTGCGGCAAAAGCACATCGCCACGGTTGAACGTGTCGGAATAAAGATAGGTTTGCGCTGCCTTTGCAAAGTCGGACAAAAGTACAACGTGCAACATATCTTTCGGCGTAAATCTTTCCTTGCCGCCAACATTGAACACGGTGGAAATGCTTTGCAGGCGGTCTGCATACGTACCCATTACGTAAGACGCAAAGCGTATGAAATCGGGGTCGGTTATCGCCTTGTCCGCTTTCAGTGCGTTAGGGTTCGGGGTCGGGCTGGGGCTGCCCGGCGTTGCAGGGAAATACTTGTCATTATACAACTTCAAAAGGTTCACACATCTTGCCGTGCTGCCGTTTGCAAGGTTTGCCCCTGCCATATCACCTTCCGCCGTTGCTCCAAACGCTTTCGCATCAGCCAAAACCGTTTCCGCAATCATGTTGTTAATTGTACGCATGATTAAAGCGTCTGCCTTAATTGTCATGCTCTTTTCAACGGCCGCATAAATCATCGAAATAAAGCCGTTGAGTTGTGCGGCGTTGCTGAAACTTTCCTTAACCTGCCTTTCGGTGATTGATACGGGCACTTCAAACGTAACCTTTGAGTTGAAAAATTTGGCGGTTACGGTCGGTTTGTGGAAAACATCTTGGTCGTAACTATGTCCGTCCGTCAAATCCCACGTGTCGTTTTCCTCTGCTTCGGGAACATCGGCACTTATTTTTTCCAACACGCTGCCAAACTCCCACGCATCCATTAAAACGCTTGGCACTTTGCCCGCATAAGGTCGGTTTACGAAAATCACCTTGCCAATGTGGTTTACAAGTGACTTCACGTAATTGTCAACCGCATTTTGGTTAAACACTTCCGTGCCCAAATCCACAATGCCCGTCAAATCATCGGTTACAATGTCAGTACGCCCCAAAACTTCTTTTGATACGCCGTTAATAATCGTGTAAATCTGTTTTACGTTCATATTGCTAAAAATTAAATTGGTTAATCGTAAATACTCGTTGTTATCTCGCTTACAAGTGCAAAGATAATGTTTTTTCTCCAATTATCACGCCTTAACTGCAATTCTTTTGCAATTTCACTTGAAATTGATTTGCTTGCGCCCGTTCCTTTGCTGGTTTCGGTTGTTTGGCGTTCCTCTGTGCGGTTTCTCTCATCGTTTGCGGTCTTTCGGTCGCTGTCTGAAAAATCGGTGTCGTTGAACGCCTTGTTTGCGCCCGTTTCGGTGTTGTCGGTGCTTTCCTGCAAAGTTACGGTTTCCGTCCGTTCAATTTGCCCCGTTACGGGTGTCAGTACATCGTAATCGGCTAACATCGCCGCCGCTTCACGTTCCCAGCCTTGCACGTTTACCGCAATCACCGCCGAAACAACATCGCTTGCGTTGTCGCTGGTTATGCTGCTTACAACGGTCTTGCCGCCGTACATCAGTAAGGCGTAAGCGTCTAACTTGGTCGGGTCGGTATCGCCGAAAATTGCGGCGTACTCTGTCGGGTATTCGGTCTTGAAAACCGCCTTGAATATCCCGTTACCCTTTGTAAATAGTTCGCTGTATTTCATTGTTTATCTTTGTTTTCTTCTGTTTCTTCTGTTTCCTCTGTTTCCTCTGTTTCGGTATCGTTACCGTCCGTTTCTTCGGTTTCCTCTGTTTCTTCGGTTTCCTCTGTTTCTTCGGTTTCCTCTGTTTCTTCGGTTTCCTCTGTTTCTTCGGTTTCCTCTGTTTCGGTCGTTTCCGTGTCGTTTCCGTCTTGCTGGTCGGGTTCTTCGGTCGTTTCTGCGGATGCTGACAAATCAGCTGCCAAAGCGTTGTAATTTTCCCGTTCAAGTCCCCAACTGCTAGAAAGACGTACCGAAATTTCGGTGTCGAACATTTCGTTAATTTTCTCAACTGCATTTTGTCTTTCTTTTAGCATATTATCCACATACGGCAAAAGTACGTCCACATTCATAGATACCTCGCCCAAATTAAGGCGTTCACGCTTCATATTATAATTTGCGTTTAGCCCCAATTCGTTGTACATACTGGCTTTGTAGTATTGTATCAGTTCAATAAGTTGCGTAATATACACGCTGTTTGTGGTCGGTGCGGTCTGCATATTTACGCCCTTGAAGAAAGCGTTTTCCCCGATTATCGAAAATTCGCCGTCTTGTATCTTGCGCAAAAATTCATCGGCACTCTGTTTTGTCTTGTCATCGCTGGCACTTATAAGCATCGTGATACGGGTCAAAATGCTTGCCGTGTTCAACGAAATAAGCCCGTCAGTATGTAAGACGGCATACCGCCCAATAAGCGGCAAAAGGCTTTCGCCGTTGCTGTCATTCTCAATCAAAACCCCGTCTTTCTGTATATCGTAGGTCTTGTTTAACTTTATTGCAGGGTTCGCCACGGTGTAAAGCGTTGCCCGTCCGTAAACATCGGGTTCGCCGCCTTTGCCGCCCGAAAGCGCATACAAAACCCCGTCCACGCTGGTAACAAAGGCGTTGCCTGTGGTCTGCAAAAGCCGTTCCAATTCCTTTTGCGGTATGCTGTCGGGCAAACCCTCATACTCAAACATACTTTGAGTTTTCGCCAACGTGTTCGCAATAAATTCGGTTACGGCGGTGTCTTTGTCCCTTACTTGTTGCTGGTACAACTTGTAAATGTTATCTTTCCTTTTCATCTGTCAAAACTTTAATAAGCGTTGTTAATTCGGCTAACACTTTCGTATTTTCCGCAATCGTATCTTTTAGGTGTTCCGTTTCTTCTTGGTGCGTCTGCCTTTGTTTCACCATATACCAAAACAATGCGCCACACATCACAATCGGAAAACCCAAACTTGAAATGATTTGAATAATAGTATTTGCGTCCATATCAATAAATTTTTAGTTCCTATTGCAAAGGTAGTTATTTATTTCGTAAAACGTGCGGTTCGGCACGAAATTTGCACCAAACCGCCGTTATTTTCATTTAAGCGAAACAATGTTTGTCTTTGCGCTCGTAATTAAATAATTGCGTACTATTTCGCCGACTTCGTTGTCTTGGTAGAAAACTTTGTCTATTGCGAAAAACCGTGCGACTTGTTGTTCAACATAACTTGCCGTACTCAACAACTTGCGTTTGTAGTTCGGTTTGCCGTTCATTTCCAGCGAATAAATAAGGCTGTTTTCCTCATCTTTTATCGGGGTTGTTTTGGCGTGTATGTACGTAAAACATTCGTTGCCTACTTGTATAATGTTGCCTTGTAACACTACATCGTTAAACTTGATATAGTACACAAACAACACATCTTGCGGCTTGTACTTGCACGGCAAATGCGGATATACTGCAAGTTCCCACTTGCCGCCCGTAATCATCTGCAAGTTTTGGTTATCGAAACAAAAATACTTGTTGCTGGCTTTGTGTTGTACTATCGTGCTGCAATACTCAACCGCCACTATTGCGCCGTGTTCGCCAAAGCGGTATATATCTATCGTTCCCTGCTCCATAAACGGCACTTGCTTCAAACCCATTTCAGTAAAGTACGGGCAAAACTTGTTTACGGTGTTCCCCAACATAAACACTTTAACATCGTTGCGCTGGCGTATTATCGTACTCAAAAGGTTCATAAACAACATAAACTCATCGGGCAAATAATACCGCCGTGTCAGAAACTCATCAAAGACTATCGTTGTAACATTCGGGTAACTGCTGCTTTTTTCGTGTTCCTGCTCTGAAAGGCAAAACCCGTAACAAAACGGGGTCGGGTCGGGTGTACGCTTGTTTTTCTCTGCATCGTAGAAAGATAAAAACCATTTGTTCGACATATAGAACACTTCGTTAAATTTTCCCTCTGTCAGTTCCTCAATAAGCCCGTTTGCCACGTGGTTTGCAAACAGACTTTCGGCACGTTTGCCCCTCAAATCCTCTCGCCAACGGCGTATATACGCCATTTGTTTGCCCGTCTTGATATAGTTTTCCAAACCATATTTTAAGGCGGCATAAGTCTTGCCGTTTGACCTTTCGCCGAATATCACGTTATAATCGGCGTTCTTGCTTAAAATCGCTTTCAAGTCGTAAAATTTCGGCTTGTCTGTCTTTGTCTTTCTTGTTGTCATACTCTTATTATTTTAGTCCTTAAATTTAATACCTCGCAAATAATTTATGTACATAACCGAAAGGGAAAGGCTGTATCCGGTCGGCTCTAAATGTACGCCCGTGCGTTCGTTGTAATGCGCCGTGCTGCCTTTGTAGTCGGTTATTTCGCCTTGTATCTCGTAGTCTATGTACGTGTGTATGTTCTTGCCCGTTGCCGCTGGCGGTATATCCAGATAATTAGTGAAAGCGTCAAAGATACCGTTTTCGCCGTACTTTTCAATAAGGTACGGAATAGCGGCTTTTTTGTTCACGCCCGAAACGGTTAGACTGAAATCGTATGCCCGTCCGTTTGCTTTTAGTGCGTTTGGTTCTTGCACCATATACCGTTTAGCCCCCAGCGTCTTAAACCGTGTATATGTCCCCTCGAAATCCCAAACGCCCAAAGTCTTTGTTATGCCTTTTATCGTTTGCGGCTCGCAAAGGGAAAACGGCAAACCGTGGTACTTACACGCCGCCCGTAACTTCATTTGCACCTGCATATTATAAGCCTTGAAATATGCTTCGTGCGCCTTGCCGTTCATTATTTTAATGCTGTCGGTGTCGCTGTATATGTAATCGTCTTTCGCTTCATGTATGCCCGTGAAAAGGTTGCGCCGTGCGTATGCGGTTACGAAAATGCCCCACGGGTAAAACAAGAAACGGTTCTTGCTGGTGTTGTACTTGTATAAAAGTTCTTGTTTTTGTTCGGCTGTCATTGAGTTAATATCCCATTCGCCGTTATAGGTAAACTCATCACGCAAAGGGTTGGTAACACTCATACCGTAACAACTGTTTAACATTTCCTTGCTGTTAAGATATTCCACTTCTTTGCCCTCAACGCCTTTTAATTTCGTCTTGCTTTCGTACAAATGCAGGATAGATTTTACAAACGGGGTCGGCAAATACTCTTTCTTGTAACAATACATTTCACCCACACGCATACTTTCCCACGTATAAAAGTTTTTGATTATATTAAAATCAACATCGGTTATTGTCAGCGCAATTTTTGAAGCCGCCACGATACGCCCGTTATTCTCGCACGGGTTTTCTTTCACGAAACATTTGCTTGCCGAAATCGGGTTGTCTTGCGTTTCGATGGCAAATATGTTGGTAAACTCAATATCGAACACACAACAATACTTTGATATTAAAAACTCAAATTGCGCCATACTTTTAACCGTGATTGCAACGCCTTGCGACATCGGGTATTTTTCCGCTATCATTACATACGGGTAACTGCTGGTAAAGTCGTAACTATCCACGTTAAACATTATTTCGTCTGTATATTCGGCGTTTGCGTGTGTAAAACCGCCTGCAAACGCACGTTGCAGCATATTAAATTCATTCATACCCGTAATTTGTAGTTCCTGCATCAAATTCACGTAATCCCAATTTGGTACGGTCTTTCCTGCATCGGTCTTTTCACGCAAACAATGCGCACGGCAATACTTGCGCACAAACCCCGTCTTTGTTATCGGTATGTGCGTTATCCCTTTGCTTTCCTCGATACGTTCTTGTATGTAGCACATAACTACTTTAATATCATTTATGCAATAATGTATTTCTGCATCAGTCAGCGGCGTTTCGGCGTGTCTTATTTGCTGGTAGTCCAAATCGCCCACGGCTTTTGCGCACTTGTATTTCATAAGTTGCTCGCCCAACTTTGCAAGCGAATAACCCGAAAGCAAGTAACTACAACGAAACTCAATGTTGCCCGTTGTTATTGCGTAAATCGGTTTGCGCAAATCAATACTGAAAACCCGTTGCCACTCAAACCACTTGCGCAAAAACTGAAATTCGTATGAAAGGTTATGCACATACACAATAAGGCGCAATTTGTCATTCAGTTGCAAAACCTCGCTTACGGTCTGCATCATCGTGACAAACTCGCCCCACGTGCGCCCCATTATTGTATAACCGTTTATGCCAAACTGCCAAACGTACATTATTGCGGCTTTCTCTAATTTCGCCTTGCGCCCGTTCCCGTCCTGCATACGCTGCATTTGCTCGTATGTGTACGCCCGTCCGTCCGTATCACGGTAAAAACTTGTTGTTTCAATATCAAAGGCGCACGGGATATTGTAAAACCTTTCGCCTTTGCTGTTTCCTATAATGTTCTTTTCGTTTACGGCACGTTGCAGGACATCGGCAATATCGTTCGGGCTGTTTATTCTTTCTTGTAACTCAAAAGGTATTTTTTTCATAACCCAAACTTGTTAAAGTTGCGCAAAATGCGCTCTATATCGTTTTGCATATCCTCCATTTGGTCGGCTGCCTCATTTGCTTGCCGCTCTATCTCTGCATCAATCGCCCGTGATATGCTTTGCGCCTCGCTCTCTATCTGTGTGCTTATATCGCTTGCGCTCTGCTCCATTTCGCCCGTGAAATCCTTGTAACGCATCAAATAACGCTCTACAAAATCACTGTCCGAAACGCTGTTTAACTTGCCTTGCAAGTTCCTTGCCATTAGGTTATATTCGTCAGGCGTAAGCCCGTATGTACGTTGCAAGTGCTGCCCGTACTGCCTTGCACCTTGCGCCGTACTCGTGGGCTGTCGTAGGAAAGAAATCGCCTTGCCGTACTCAATTTTTAAGGTGTTCCAATCGCCTTTCATACTGAATTTGGTAAAGCCTTTTATATCGCCTTTGTTCAACGCTTGCACGGCTGGCGAAAGTTGTCCGCTTTGCTCTATATTCTGTATTCGGCGGTTCGCCATTTGAAAAACCCTTGCAATCTCTTTTCTATATTCGGGGCTGCTTTTAACGGCTTGCAAAATCTCTTTTTTGATTTTTGCCCGTTGGGTCGCTCCGAAAACAGACTTTGTAAATTTAATCTTAAAACCTAACTTTGCCATACGCTGTTATATTAAATAGGGGTTACAAACATTGCAACCCCTACAAAGTTAAACATAACTTTCCAAACTCTTACAAGTCCACGAACGAAATAGAATAACACTTCTTGCCGTGGCTCTCGTACTCGTAAATCGTGTACCCGACTTTGCCGTCTTTGATAGTTTGTACCGCCTCATCATCGGCAAGTATTTCACGCACCGTTTCGGCGGTGTGGCTTGGTAGGTTCACCAACCGTTTGTTTTCCTCATCAATAATTACGGGGTTGTCGCCTAATTGTGATTTGTGGACATAAAGCCCATTGATTTTGTGTACCACATCTTTGCCGCCCTCATTTTCAGAGTTGAAAATATCGGCTAACTTGGTGTACTGAAAATCGGTTGTGTCAATACCGAAAGTTGTCTTGTTAAACTTGCTTGCAAAACTTTTCATTGTAGTAATCTTTTAATTGTTAAACTTCTTGTTAATTATTCGGCTGTCTGTCCTTGCGGTTCGCCGTCAAACGGCAAATTCGGTTCGGGGTTGTCTTGCGGCTTCAAGTCCATAAGCCACGCACGAAAGCGGTTTATTTTCATTACTGCACGCTGGTTGCGGCAAACTTCATTACACGCCATAAGGCTACCCAAAGCCGACAAAGCGGCAAACGAAAATTCGTCAAATGCGTTTCTTTTTTCTTCGTTCATTGTAGTAAACTTTTAATTGTTAAACTTATTGTTATTTTGTTTTTGGAAACTTAACCGTGCCGCCGTGGTAAATGTACGTGGTATCGGTTGTTATTATCACTGCTTTGCCGCTGCTTGCGCTGGTATGTTGTACGCTGCAACCCTGCAAGATTGCAGACAAAAACAACATAGCACCACACACGACAAAAATTGCCAAACACATTGCAACCTCTTTAATTGCTTCTTTCGGCGGCTCTTTGAAATGCTTTACTAACTCTTTCATAATTTCAAATGTTTAAGTAACACGGTGCAAAGATACAACTTTTTTTCAACATACAAGCATAAGAGCACAAATTATTTTCGTTTTAACTTTTCTTAACTCTTGGTGTTGTGTTCCACGTGAAACAATTTCACGGGCGCACACGCATAACAAAAACCGTGCCAAAGTCTGTTATTGTTTGTTAAATCTGTGCCATAGCAAAAACCGTGCCAAAGTCTGTGGCGAAATGTTAAAAAACGGTAAAGTGGCGACCCAGCAAAAACCGTGCCACAAAGTGTTTGCAAATGTTAAAAATGCGTTGGGAAACGTTAAATATGGGTCAGTAGCGTACCTTT